CACCACTACAACATCTACTAATACTAGCAGCAATACTAATAATAATAATAACAGCAATACTAATGTAAATACTTCGACAGCGACTACGACAGCGATTTCGACCAATGCCAATACGAACACTAATACGAATGTCAATACGTCAACGTCTAATTCAACAGTAAATTCAACAGTTAATCAGAATGTTACTAGCACCTCGGCAACGGACAACACCAACACCAATGTCAATACGTCAACGAGTACGTCTGACAATACCAACACCAATGTAAATCAGTCCACCTCTGAGTCTAATGTAACCACAGATAACACCAACCGAAATGAAAATAATTCAACTACGGACAATACCAACCGAAACATTAACGAGTCCAGTTCCACGCAAAGAATAGAACAGGACATTAAGACAGAAGCACCACCAGCCTCGGCCATCGCCCCGTCAATTATGTCGTATTCGCAGGATCTTTGCACGACAGGAAGATCAGGTGCTTTTCAAGGTCAGGTATTTGGCTTCTCAACAGGTAGAACTATACGAGATGAAAACTGTGAAAGACTGAAATTATCTAAGTATATTTACGACATGGGGATGAAAGTGGCAGCGGTTTCAATACTTTGCCAAGATAAACGTACGTTTGCTGCGATGGAAATGGCGGGCACTCCTTGTCCAGCGTATGGAAAGATAGGTAAAGAAGCTAGTAAATATTGGAAAGAAAACAGAACTGAAAGACCTGATTACGATGAAAAAAAGACATTATTTATAAAGAAGTGTAGAGACACTAGGCATGTTCAGGGCGAATTAGATGGTCTTAGAAAAAGTAAATTTAGTTGTAAAAAAGAATGGAATGATGCGAGTTAAGAAAGGCAAACCTACTTACAAGGCAGAATGGTATGTCGTATTGTTCATGGTGGTTTTAGGAATTTCGGCTCTATTTGCAGCCCTTAATGTTAAAGCGGATTATGTCTATGAAGGAAGTCAAGACTTATATGACTTACAAACCAATTCATCAGGCTCTACAGGATTGGGTTCAAATGATGATTCAGTTTCAGCCGCCTTTGACTTAGGTTTTACCTTTACCTTTTATGGTAATGACTTTACTCAAGCAAGAATGGCGACTAATGGCTGTTTGCACTTTAACCTGACAGGGAGCTATTGTGGCGATTACACGCCTGACCCTCTACCTCAATACACCAACACTTTATTTCCCTTTTGGACTGACCTGATAAAAGACGGGGGTTCAGCTATGAGAGCCAAAGCCTTTGATGACTACACTATTTTTGGTTGGTATAAAATGAGGGAATACAACCGAGCTAATTCCGATAACAGTATAGAAGTCTGGTTATATCCCAACGATTCTTATGAGTTCCGCTATGGCGAATTGGATATTATTCAACATGATGTTTTAATAGGGGAACAGGGAAGTTCCTCACAAATTTACACTTATCATTTCTTTGATGAGTGCAATACAGGAACGACCAATGTTTCTGGAACCTGTGTCAGTTATGACTGGAATTCCAGCAGTAACGCTGTGAATACCCTGTTGGAAGATGGCGGTTCTTTGTATGGTGATGGTACTGACCAATCGTTGTGTGCAACTGTACCTTTAACTTCGGTTAATTGTTCTGGTTATGCGGTGGCTTATCTGGCTCAACAATGTGCGTTAAATTCTTTATATGATGACGATTGCGATGGTTACGCAGCCGCTTATTTAACGCAACAATGTAATATAACCCAACTTTACAGTCAGGAATGCCCTTCTTATTGGAGTGCTTATGACGACCAACAATGCGATGACGACCCCCAATATTCACCTTCTTGTGCTGGATATACAACAGAAGCCTCAGTCGCTTATTATGTCCAAGAAGAATTTGATTATGGTTATGAAGATCCTTATATGGATAGCTGTATAGATAACCCAAGTTATTGTTACGATGACGATCCCTATGCAAATATGTATTTTACCGATGTTGAATGGTACGAAATAGACTTGCAAGAATTTGGTCAAACACAGGTAGATGAATGGTACGGAACAGAAGTAACCTTTAATAATGAGGGCTGGATTGAATGGGACACTTCACCCTTAGATACTTGGGATGAATTGGATTATCAAATGGATATATTTGATTTTGAAGAAGCCAACTACTATGAAGCGGAATATACAGAAGTATTTGATGCAGAAGAACTAATAGAATTGTATGAGTTCGATACCATACTAAGGGAGGAATTAGATTATGAAGAAGTTTTTGTCGAAAGTTTTGAAACAGTTGAAGAACTGGATGAATGGTTTGAAGAAGAAATGGTTGCCGAAGAAGAAATGGTCGCCCACGAAGAAGAACCTGAAGAAGAATTTGAAGAAGAAATCTTTGAAGAAGAAGCCGTTGAAGAAATCTTCGAGGAAATAGAAGAAGAACGAATAGCAGAAGCCGAAGAAGAAATTATAGAACAAGCCGAAGAAGTAGAAGAAGAATTATTAGCGGATGAAGAAGGAGAGGGTAAAAGTTCTTTAACCAGAGAAATGGCTTTAAGCGTAGTAGCTAATACGATAAGAACAGCAGCTAATAGTGTGAGTGGAACTACAGCAGGAACATCGGTTTATACGACAGGTAATACAGTTGCAGCAGGGAATACAGGGACTTCTTCTGCCATGACTTCTTCCTCAACTGGGGGCATGAGTACCAGCAGTTCACCCAGTAGGTCTGACCAATTTACCTCTGCTTCTGTGCAAACCCAACAGATTCTATCGTTAAGCGGAGATACTGGAACAGTTACCAATGTCTCAGTAGTGGTAACACCCATGCCGGGATTGGATGATTCTCCTCAAATAGTGATGGCTGATGTGCAAGTACAGGATATGCAAGGCGAAATAGATACTGCGATTGGGGGAGTGATGACTGCCAGTGAAGCAGACCAGATAGCGGATAAGATTATTGCCCAGAATATTAAGGAACAACAGGATGAAGGTACTGCACAGCAAGAAGAAACAGGAAAATATGGGGATGAGTCCACACTCATAGCCTATCTAGGTTATGTTCCCGGTTTTGATGCGTACCGAGAAGCACAGATCCCACCACAGGAAACATGGTATGAATCCAAAGTAATATATGCAGATGCGTTTATTTCAGATAACATAAATGCTTTTTATGGGTTAGCGAGGACTAATTTAAGCACGATGAATGCTCTTATAAGTTCACAACCCAATTTATAGGAATTATTATGGCTTGGTTTACACCATCTTACGCAGATGGCAGTTTGGGTATAACCCACACAGACAAGGGTGCCATAAAATGGTTGAGTAACAAGGGATGCGATACCCTATTAGATGTTGGTTGTTCTACTGGTGGTCAGGTATCTTTAGCCATTGAACAGGGATGGAAGGCATTTGGCTTAGAAGTAGATCCCAGAGTTATTAATGGTCAAGCTAATGTAGCTTTAATAAATTGTTGTGTTACTCCTGTAATCTTTCACCATCCCTTTGATGTGGTGTGGAGTGTAGAAGTGGCTGAACACATACCAGCCATGTATGAATACAAGTATCTAACCACTTTAGTTGAAAATTGTGGTAAGTATCTGATATTAACAGCAAGCCAAAAAGAAGAAAATATGCCTTTGCATGTTAATTGCAAGCCTTTAGATTACTGGGTAGAAAAAATAGAAGGCATGGGAATGCAATATAATGGTAAACTTTATAAAGAATTATTAAAACATTCGACTATGAAGCGAGAGTTCTTAAAAGAAACAGGTATGATGTTTGAACAAGATCCTTTAAAGAATTGGCGTAAAAATACTGTTTGAGAAAATAAGGAGTAAATTATGGATTGGTTTCAATCAAAAACAACACAAATAATTGCACTGGTTACTATCATAGGAACCCTTGCTGGATTTGGTTACACTGGAGCAACGTATGTTAATAGGCTTGAGAACCTAGAAAATAAAATAGGTGGGTTGGGCGAAACCGAAGATGCACAACAAGTTATAGAAGAAAGATTTGCCAGCATAGAAACTTCAGTTGATTACATAAACAAATCAATAGATGAGGGCATTAACCCTTCGCTTAAAACGCAAGCAGAAAATGTGAATAATTTAAGAGCACAATTATCAGGTTTATCTATTTCAGTTAAAGAATTGGAAAAAGATGTAGCTAAATTAGAAGACGAAAATAAAAATCCTTTAGCTAATTAGTTATGAAAATAGCCTTAATAATGGGGGGTTTATTGTTGGCTACTGTTGCTGGCTCTGCTTTTTGGATTGATAGATTGCAAGACAGTATAGGTATATTAAAAGGCAATCAACTTGTCTTAGAAACGAAGATTCAAGAACAGAATGAAGCGATTGAAACTGCTTTAAACAATCAGAAAAAGGCACAAACTCTTATGGCTTCCTTGGAAAAAGAAAAACAAGAAGCTATGCGTGATGTGAATAAATTAAGAAAAACATTTGCCAGACATGACTTAGATGAATTGACTTTAGCGAAACCAGAACTAATGCAAAGCAAAATAAATAAGGCATCTAAGCGAGTTTTAGAAAATTTAGAAAAATTAACTAACCCAAACCAATTTGATGAAGAAGTTAGCGATAATACTTAGTTTGGCTTTAGTGGCTTCAGGATGTTCTTTAATGGGAGAAAGGGTTAAACCAGTCTCTGTAACCACAATCGCTAAAAAGCAACCCATGTACCATCCACCCTTGCCCATGGAAGTACAAATGGACCCTGTGGATTGGGAAATATTAACACCAGACAGTATGCAGTTATATTTAGACAATTTGAAAAAAGGGGAAGCACCCAAGAGAGCATTTTATTCATTGTCCAGTAAAGAGTATGAACATTTGAGTATGGACATAGCAGATATAACTCGTTATATAAAAGAAGTGCTGGGAATTATTAAATTTTATAGGAACTACGACAAGGAAGAGGAAGAACCTGAAGATAATAGAAGAAATAAGGAGAAAAAATGAATATATCAAAAGAAGGAATAGCTTTAATAAAACGCTTTGAAGGGTGCGAAACCAAGGCATATCAAGATAGTGTGGGAGTTTGGACAATCGGTTTTGGTCATACCAAAGATGTAAAAGAAGGCGATGAAATAACAACAGAATTAGCAGAAATTATGTTAGAAGAAGAGATGCCAGAATACGAAGGTTATATCAATGACATGGTGAAAGTAGATTTAGAGCAGTGTCAGTTTGATGCCCTTTGTTCGTGGGTATACAACCTAGGTCCTACAAATTTAAGTGAATCAACTCTACTCAAGGTTTTAAACGAAAAAAAATATGATGAAATTCCAGTACAAATAAAAAGATGGAATAAAGCTGGTGGGCAAGTGTTGGAAGGCCTTATTAAGCGAAGAGGAGCTGAAGCCTTACTGTTTGAAGACAAGGAATGGCTTGATGTGTAATCTGTTTGAATGTTTTATACTTAATCTAGCCATCTCTCCATTGGTGGTTAGAGCTGGATAGACCAATATTGTCACTATCTATCTATCCAGCTCGATTTAAAAAATATGGATAATTTATCAATAAAAGACTTTGATATTCTTTCACAGCAAGATAAAGCTGAAGCAATCGCTTTATTGAATCGTTATGAACAAATAGACTTGCAAAATGATTGTCGTAAGGATTTTTTGTCCTTTGTTAAATATATGTGGGGCGATAGATTTGTAGAAGGTCGGCATCATAAAATAATAGCGGATAAATTTAATCGTATAGCTAAAGGTAAATTAAAACGCCTAATTGTTTGTCTTCCTCCAAGACATACAAAATCAGAATTTGCATCCACTTATCTTCCAGCTTGGATGATGGGTTTAAATGGGTCATTGAAAGTCATTCAATGTACGCACACCGCAGAATTAGCTGTTCGTTTTGGTAGGAAAGTTAGAAATTTAATAGATAGTGAAGAGTTCCAATTTATTTTTCCAGATCTTAGTTTGCAACCTGATAATAAATCAGCTGGTCGTTGGACTACGAACCAAGATGGTGAATCGTTTTATGCTGGTGTCGGTGGTGCAATTACTGGTCGTGGTGCTGATTTATTGATTATTGATGATCCTCATTCTGAACAAGATGCTTTGTCTCCAAAATCTCTTGAATCCGCTTATGAATGGTATACATCAGGACCCAGACAGCGT